TAGTATCTATACTTTCGTTGAATCCAAATTCTATAGTATTATATAAAATAATATATTCTGATTCTTTAGATTCACATTCTTCAGGATTATGAAATCCTAATATTTCAAATTTTAAAGAATTAATTCCATGTTTATTAAAATGTCTTTGTAAGTATTTAGAATGATGAATATTTCTTTTTAAATGTTGTAAATGCATATTCCATCTTCCCCAAAATCCAGAATGAGAAGGATTTACATTTGACAGATGTGAAGCTGACCCAATATATATCTTATTGTTAACTTTAGATATAATCGCATACACTCCTGTTTTAGACAGTTCTTCATCTGTATAATTATGTAGTTTATGTAAATGCGAACTTTTACCCATTACGTTTTAATTTATTTGAAAAAACATAAGAATTCCAAGTGATTTCTCCTCCTTCTGTCATCCCTACTGCTGATGTTTTTGACACTTTTGTAGGATTACCTCTTACATCTACGGGTACTCCACCAATACCTTCCGAATGTAAGTTAGCCTTCTCTGAATATTCTGTGATTTGCGGTTGCATTGGGGATTGTCCCATCATGAGGTCTCCACCCATTGCAAACGTTTCTCCGTAATTTATATTTTTATCTCCACCAAACAAATTCTGACTACGGGTAGCAGTATCCAGCATGAGTTGTTCTTTTGTATCAGCAACTTTCTTTTGATCAATACTCTTTTGTTGTGCATCTGCTTCTGCCTGAGCTTGTTTATTTGCTTGCATTCCTCCTACAACACTACCTGCAACATCTAAAAGAGGACCAGCAATAGTTCCCACTCCGGGAATTAATTTAATAAGTGATCCTGCTCCTTTAAGAAGACCTGCACCATTCTCTTTAAGCCAGCTACCAAATCCATACTGAGGCATCATGTACCCACCATACTCATATTCTTTAGCTATCTTTGATGTAGGAGTATATCCTTTAGTAGGATCATACGCCATATCCATTTGAAAATCTGCAACTGGTTGTCTGTTTGGGTCTGTCATTGTCCTGATATATCCCGGTTGAGGATTAGCAAAACTATTTCTCATTCCATATATCATAGGATCGGTCGTCTGTGTACCTTCTACCTGTTTCTCTACAGTGTATCTTGGTTTAATCTTGGCATAATCTGCAAACTCTTCTTCACCAAGTATCTCACGCATCTGATCAGGAAAGAGTTCTCTCTCAAATTTATTTGTCTTTATAAAGTTGTCAGCAAACTCGGCTCTTCTCTGCATACCTCCCGTAACAGATTGTTTCATCTGTTTAAATTTATCGAGATCTTGTCCATAAAGAGTACTGTCAAGTCTCTGATTATAATAATCGAGTCTTGCTTTTTCTTTAAGTGCTTCACTATTAGCAGCATCACGAATAAAGGCTGAATACTTTTGTTGTACTGCTTTCTTTTTATCTCCAGGCATAATAAAAATTATTAGATCGAGTTTCCCCTGTTTGTAAAATTAATAAACGTATTAATAACTTCCAAATATTTTAGATAGTATTATTTATTAGCTACTGTAAAGAAAGTTATTATGTCATGAACTACAAGTTTTCGAGCAAGAGCATTGCTGAAATCAAGTTTCAATTTCATGTAAGTATCTCTCATTCTTGCATCTAAGCGAGATTGAGCAGCACCAGTTTCTGTAAGTGCAGCTCTTCCTATAGTGTGTCTCCATCTTCTCATTCTTCTCTTTACAGTAGTTCCATATGTAAGAGTTACTGTTCCTGTATCCTGATAGTCGTTACTTGCACGAAGAGATGTGAATGTTTCGTTATAGACATTATCCACTCCATTGTATACTTCAGTTAACCATTCAAGATTAGTAAATATGGCTGTATCCATTGAAGACGGATTAACAATCAACGTAATATTAGATGGAGCAGCAACTGATCCATAGAATGCACATCTGTTTGCTGAAGCATCATTATGACGATAGAAGTTAATCTTGTTGTTTGAACTTAATACCTTATCATTGTAGTTAATAACATATGTAGGATAATAAGTATAGAAAGATGTAAATGAATCAGTTAGTTCATTGTACACAAGATGATATTGATTTCCTATAGTAGAACTAACAACTGATATTTCTTTATAAGCAGGATCATGGAATAGAATGATATCTCCGAGTACAAGTGTACCTGTAAGTTTTGTTCTGAAATAACTACTCATACCTTTCATCATAGAGAGTTCTTCAGGACCACCTGTAAACTTATACATTGCTTTATTGATAACATCAATCCAATATAATCCATTCTGACTGAGAACTATATGATCACGATGAGAAACTCCCATCTCTGTCTTGGCATAATCAAACCTTGCGAGAACTCCTGATCGACCAAGACTAAGTTGTGATATTGAACTTGTTTGTAAAAGGGCACGTTCGTTGATTGACAAAGTACCGAACGCTTTAGGCTGGAAGAATAACATTTGATTATTGATGTTCATAAGAGCAATCAATTCTCCGTACTGAGGATCAACATCAAGATAAGAATTAACTCCAAACTTCAACCAACTATCTGATAGTTCATTATTAATCTTCACATTAGATGCAAGAACTCTTGTATCAAATTTAACCTGTTCAAACCAATCGAATGGTCTGATCAGATGAATCTTAGTAGTATTTTCTTTTGAATAAACTGTATTGTAGATATATAAATCTGTAGGTTGTACGTACTCTGCTGCAGGTCCATGTACTCCTTGTTGCTCTCTCATATATTGAACTTCAGCATCAGCTACTCCTGCAACAGTCTGAGCATGATAACAAGTATCCATTCTCAGATCAAGGTTGATTGAAGTTTCTACAGGAAAGTATACCACTTCACATCTTCCTGTAGCAGAAAGAACTTCCCATCCTGCATGAAGATAATCAAAGAGAGAAATATAAGTGTCTCCGTCAAATACAGGGATTACAGCTTAGTTAAGTATCTGAACCCTTCCTGTTGCCATATAGAAGTTTCTTGAACGGGATTCGTAAGTATTACCATTGTACTGATAAGTAAATACATTTCGTCTGTAGTTAACAAGAGGTCTTGTAGCTGCAGCTGAGTTGAGTGCTGCCCAACTTGTATTAGCTATTTGACATGCAAAGTTTGTTCCTTTATCTGCATCCAAATCAACACCTGCACTTGTTTTCATTACTTTAGAATAAGTATATGAACCAATAAGTGCATCATTGGTATCCATTGTCACTACAATTCCATTATTTACATCCGTAAAATTATTAATATAAAACTCATCTCCGGCTACAGCAACTGCTGGTCTGTCCTGAGGATCAGTTAAAGCAAGTATCTCTCTGTATTTTCTACGATACAGATTACTGATATTATCACTTTGTAATTCTCCAAGTGTTCCAACAATCTGAAGTTTGTCTCCTGATTGTCTTGTAAGATTCTTATTAAACGCTACTTCAGGAGAATTGAAACAAACAATAGAAGTGTTCCACACTGTTTCCTGCCCCCAACTATAAGGATGTCTGTTATTGCTATCAGCATAAGTTCCTGTTACAACTCCTTGTGCACGAATTGATCTATCATTAGTTTCTCTACGAACTCTTACAATCTGATATGAAAGATCTTCAGCTTCTGTTCCTGTCAGGTTAACTGTAAATTCAGGATATAGAATATTCATTTTAAGTTTACCTGCAATAGAATCATAGTATACAGAAGAGAAGTTTGTAAGTTCTCCACCTGCACCCGCATAAGGAGTAATATTTGTAGTAGCATAACTAATTGAAACTTGTAATCCTCCAATCCATCTTTGAATATCAAGTGTATGTGATCCACCAATTATTTCATAAGTTATATCAAATGTATTATTAACATAGTTTACGTTTGAAATTGATACATCAAATATAAATGAAATAGCAGCAAGTATACCATCCATTGCATCATCTTCACTTGCTTCATTATAAGTATATCCATATCCTGTTGGAACAGGATTACCATCTATCCATACACGATATTCACAATCTGAACCACCGGCATAATCTTGAACTTCAATTCTATCTGTTTGCCAAGTAGGACTACCACCATCAGGATCATATAAATTAATACTACCTTCTGTACTTATAGAAGGCATACGAATATCACCTATCCATTTGACAAATGAACTACGACCTTTATCATCAAAGAAGACTATACCGAAACGATATACTTCATCTCTTGCATATCCAAGATATTTAGCACACTGATAAGGACTTGCGTAATTAGTGAATGAAGGATTATCAGGAATACTTTCAAGTCCTGCTCTAATATACTGAACACCTGCATTATTGTCAAGTTCAACAGTCTTAACTTTGAATGTATATTTTATATATGGTCCTTCGCCTCCAAGTACAACTCCGTCTGCTTGATACATGAAACGATAGTTATGATCACCATCATTATCAATATCATTAAAGTTATTGATAGCATCAAAGTCTGCAGGTATGTTTGCCCATCCTGTTACGTTTGCTAAACCACTACCAGTCCATACTCCTACAGGATTAGTTCCGTCTCCTTCATAATAATTGCCTTGACTATCGTAAATTCTCGATTTACGCCTCAATCCGGCAGTGAGTTGATAGTTGGGATCAGTTGATGTTCCACTCGCTCCTGCGAAGCGATATGCCCTTGCATCAAAGTCTATATCGAAAGATGTCTCTGTAATGTTAGCAGGAAAGAGCATATTGTCTTTTACGCTTATCTCTTTCGGAACAAACAGATATGTTCCAAGGATTCTTAATTGCTCAAGAGTAAGACTTCCATAGCTTTGTCCGGCATCTACAAAAGAAGTTGATCCTCCTGTAGGAGATATATCTTTCTCCTCGATGATTCTGATTTCAGGATCAGCCTGAAGCGTTGTGTAATGAACAGCTACAATTCTTATCCTGTTGTAACCTGTAGCCTGAATATCAATTGTGCATCTAACGGCTTTACCTGTCTGTTCGTCAAGATCACTTCCTTCGTAAGCATCAGTAGTACTTGCCTGTTCATTTGATCCTACTACGTTGATAAGATGACTCATTGGACTGAATACAGTCTCACCTCCGTTAATAACGTACAACTGATAAGTATATTGTACTTTACCTGCACGAAGATTACCTGCCTCAAAAGAATCAAGTTCAGGACGGGTAATCATAAAGTCACTGATAACCTCAAGCTTATCTGCTGTAAGGTTTGTAAGATCATTTGTATCTGCGTTATGAATAGTATTGATATGACGAAGATTATTATATCCGTCAACCCAATATAACTTCTGTATTGCATCATTTTCAAATCTTCCTACAGAACGTATCTTGTTACCTGTACAGAAATAAAGACTACCTGTATATATTAAGTTACCCCCAAGATGGAATCTTGTATTACTTAAGGTATAGAAATTAACTCCTACAAGTGTTTCAATAGAACTTATTGCTACTTTCCAGATTCTGTCTGTAGATGCTCCATTAGGAGTATTCGTGTTGTTAGTAGTTGTAAAAAGCAGGATATGATCTCTTATTACAGTATGTCCTATGACATAGTGACTGCTACCATCATTGCAGTAAAGACGCTGCAAGTTACCAAGTACGTTCTCAATTGCCCCGGAACTTAAACCGTCCTGAGTTATAGGTCGTATATTCTCTGCAGAGAAATAATGAAGATTATCATATTTGTTCTTTGATGAATCCTGATCTAATCCCTGACTGAAAGTATTTCTGAATTCTGCCATTAGTATCCACTGTTATTGTGTAGTATTAATCTTTCTTTCTCAGAAGAATAAGTAAATGAAGCATCATGAAAGTTAGTATTGATCTTAAGTCTGAGAAATCTGTTCTTGATAGATTCCATTTCGTCTATTGAAGGAACTTGAGCTTTAGCTGAAGCTGCACCAATATACCAGTTACGTTCTATTTCCAGTTTCTCGTATCTATCTCTTGAAAGTTTTTCCTGCATCCAAAGTCTGAATCCAATACGTTCAGCGAGATATGCCTGAGTCGCCATTACGAATTTGATATCATCAGGAATCATCGGCATTCCTAAGTTATTTGTAGGAAACGCCTTGTAATTAAGTTCTACTTCACCTGATTCAAATGAAGTAAACATATAATTGTTATTCACAATATAACTGTATTGCGATTCCCTTACGTATGACTGTTGTGTATCTTTTACAAAAGAACTTGATTTACAGATCATTGGCATCTTCGTATCGTAATCTCTTGCAAGAACTATATGATGAAGATCACTTGGAAGAACACCACGATAGTTCTCTATTACAATAGGATCAGGCATTCCTTCTGTTCCGTCTGTAATCTTATCAATAAATGCTGTAGGAGCACCTATTAATGAGATCACATCCCAAACCCATTCAACCAGTTCATCGAATTTGATTTCGAGATCGAATCCATAATCACGATACAAACGTTCAACAACATACGTGATATCAATATATTTCCCACTTAAACTCATCTTTTATATTTTAAATCAATTTGTTATTATCTTTGGACGCTGTTCATAGTAATCAACTTCTCCTTCAAATATTGCTTTCGCAAGTTTTCTTTTATTCTCTCTACTCATTACAAGTGAGTAAGCGGTTTGATTTATAATACAACAGGTACTCTTATCCCAGAACCATTTACAGTTAAACCCACCAAAATGTTTATTCAAATGGAATACTATCTGTTTTCTTTCTTTGGCTTCGTCATCTCTTTTCCAGAGTTCTTTTGTTGATTTCCAGTCTGGGCGAAGATAACGTTTATCAATAGTTCCATCGGGATTAAGAGTAACCTGTATTTTTCTTTTACGTATTCCTAATACACCAATACGAAACGGCATCACAAAATCTTTTCCAGCAACAATATCATTTGTCGTTAGATCGGCAAATTCTTTCCAGAGAGATACAAACAATTTCTGTTCAACAGGATTCTTACTATTCTTCTTGTAGAACTTATAGATTTCATTTATACCATTATGGCGTGACTTATTGCGTTCCATCGTTTACGTTATCACTTGGAGCATTAGCTTGTATTCCAAATTTTTCTTTGAGTATCAGATTGGTGATATCATCTTTCATTGTACGGCTTATAGGATACCTTGCATCATCTGAATATAATGAATTGTTTGCTACATCAAGAAACTTAGCAACTTGCGAAGGATTCTCAAATACTCCTGCAACATCAATAAACTGAACTCCTTTATGGAAAAGACCACTATTGCTTATGATATATATCTTACTATCTCTTAAAAAAGAAAAAATCATGTCCTTGTTAAATCTTCCATTGCCAGAATACAAAGCACGATTATAAGATAGAAAATTATATTCAACTGCAAGCTTATCAGCAGGACCTATTCTTGTAAATGTTCCTTCAGAATTATGTCGTACAATAGTCTGAGGAATTTCAAGTTTGGTTCTGTACATATATCTTCCTGCTTTGATAGATGAATGAGCTGATGAATCTACAGGTTCAATTTCCAAAGCACCAAGAGATTGAACGAACGCATTATCTATTACACGTGGGTTCTTGTCAAACTTTTGTTTGAGTAATCTGGCTCTTGTGTCATGAACCATATCTTTAATCTGCTCTATAGAAATGTCATCATCATCAGATATATGACCTCTGACAGCTTCAAATATCTCGTAAGCAATCTGGTTAAGTGTTACGTTTTCCATTATTCTTTTGTCTCTTCTTTAAGTCTCTTATAAATAGAGTACTGTTGAAAGTCAAGATTATCTCCTTCTGAAAGTTTCTCAAGTATATCCATCATGAATTTCTTTTGAGGATCGGTAATTTTAACTTCTACCTTCTTTGATCCTTCACTATTCCATGTAAGAACCCTGTCACTCTGCTTGAGATCGAACTTTTTAACTTCAGCTTCTGAAGGATAAAGAAGTTCTCTTAATGTTTCAACCATACTCATTGTCACAAAGTTTCCTTTTTCAGGAACTAAATTCACCAAGGTTAGCCTTTCTTGAATGTTTAATTTCATCTCTTCTTCTTTTTAAATTTATAATTGTATCATATGATTAGTGCCGCATATATTATTAATATGCTGCATTATATCACGTGCTTCTTCTTTTGTAAAGAAGTTAATATTCTCGTAGTCACTACTGTCAAAATAATCTACTAATATACGCACAAGATATTTCAGAACCCTGAACTTCATCTCATAACATTGTAGATCAGTTCTTCCTAATCTTCTTGCATTAGCAAGATTACTTCCGTATGATACGAATGCCGACCTGATGTTATAGAGGTAAGCATTAATTTCTGCTTGTGTCGCTGCCATTATAGTCTATTATTTTAAGCTGGAAAACCCGCAAGTTGTACACGTTGATGTACAACTTGGGGTATTTATCTTATGTTAATTTATTGTTAGAACGTAACCTTTACACCGGGAGAAATAAACCAATTCTCTCCAAATGTTCGATCTTTATTTATATCGTATCCAACACCAATATTGAATGTAAATGAATCAAGTAATTGAAGAGCAGATACGTCAACCATTACTGACATATATTGTGCTTCAATATCCGATACTAACGGGAAAAGTAAGTATGCACCAAAACCATAGTTATTGAATGCTTCACCTTCGTTGTTAATATAGTTTGAAAAGGTTACACCAAAACCTGATCTTGCAAATGGTTCTGTTACAAACGAACCTAATGTTTTATCATAATTGGTTTTTGCTCCAAGAACAGTTGCACCAAATCTTGCAATAAGAACACCTTTGTCACTTACTACAAGAGTATCTGATCCACCTTTCATTTGTTTTTGCATCTGAACTGCATTGATAGTCTCAACAGTTACAGGCTTGAACATCTTACCAAATGTTTGAGCAGAAGCACCAATAGTAAAACTTGAAAGCAGAACTGCGATAATAAGCATCTTGCCTACAGGAGATTTACCTTTCTTTTCTTCTGCAGGTTTTACTGCTGCTTTAAGTTCTTCCTGATGTTTAGCTTTCATAGCTTTCATCTTCGGAGACTCAGTTGCTTTCTTCTTCACTAATCCAAATAAGATATTGACGATTTTACGCAATACCGAACCTTCAGGAATAGTTTCACTCTCTCCAATCCATTCAGAAAGGAAATACAGGATAACAAAAGCCAATGTCCACATATTAGCTTTTAAAAATTCCATAAGGGATTCACCAAAGTTATAAGTAACTACAGCAGTTGAATCAGTCGTCTGACCAAAAGCAAACAAAGCAATTACAAATAACGCAATCATTACAAAAAACTTTTTCATTTTCTTCTCTTTTTTAATTATTATTTATTAATATATTAACCCTCCACCACGTAGAAAGTCCAAAAATCCATACATAACTTAGGGTCTAATACATACTCCCAAGGAACATGACATAGACCACCTTGACCCCAATCGAATCCCCATGAGTTCAATTCAACTGTACCGTACTTATCGTAATCGAATATAACCATACAGTGACCACCATGAAGAGTTTCGTTATTCTTATCAGGCAGAGGAATCTCACCAGACTCAGCTACTTGCTCTGACATAAAACTATCATATAATAATTTACCATATACAACAGGATATCCTCTTGATATAGTATCCTTAATAGCTTCCTTCGTTTGAGGAAGTCTTTCATATCTTATTGACTGATGATCTAATGCTTCAGTAAGTGCTTCTGGTGAAGGAGTTTCAGCAAACTTATTTATATGATAAGGAATAGTCTTCTCACTACACAATCCAAGTTTGTTAATTGCTTTAAAAGCATTTCTTATAGATGCACCAGTATCATTTTTTTTATCTTCTCTTGCTATATAGTAAGCAAATAATCTGGAAGGAGCAAAATCAGGTTGCCCGTTAACTTTCAAAACATGTCTATAAGCTTCTGCAACACCATGACCAACACAACTACCTAAGCTTTTTTGATCATACCTATGGCAAAACTTTCTTATATTTTGTCTGTTAGTAGATTCGGGGAGACCTTTATATCTGCGAACCTTGTATACGATATCTCTTGGATCATCAATATCTTTGATTGCTCCAAGAGCATATGGTACTTTCTTCCTACGCACTATATATTTCTTTACGAATTTGTACAAAGATACAAAATTTACTTTGAATATCACAGTGTCTAACTTCTTTTTTATAAATTCTATCATAGCTTTAAATATTATTATAACAAGGTAAAGTTGTCGAAAGAGTATCTATAGTTACCCAATTTGCTCCACTATCAAAACTTACTTGTACATATACTGTACATGTACCATCATCAACAATAGTTTCTGTTATTTCAACATCAGTATCAGAGAAGTTTACAAAGCTTTCAGCATCTATATGAGTAGCATATCCTATTATGAAATCCTGTTGCCAAGCAGAATCATTATCTTGTACACGTAATCTAACATCACAATCTAACGCATTAGTCATTAGATTATTAAGATTAAAGTCATAGTCAATACGCATATGAATCCATCCACCACCTAAGTCATATGATGTAATGGAATTTGTAGTTACAGTAAACGTATCAGCTATATCTTCTGCTGATCCCCATTTACGATAAGTAAGTATCTCTACACCACCTTCACATACAGCAAGAGGAGTAGTACCATCAGCAGGATCAACGTATATTGGTCTTAAACAAAGAGAATAATCACTACCTATTACTTCACTATGAGCACCCATCGTATAAAGTAATGGAGCAGGATCAGCAAGCCAATCATAAATATTTGTAGTACTTATAAGAGAGTAAGCTCCCGAATCAACACTAAGCCAACATTGTATTCTGATCCAATCCCAATAAGTTTCATCTTCAGGATCAGAAGAAAGAATAGGAGATAATCTTCCTCTTGATAATCCACCTCTTATTTCGGTATTTCCATATATAACATAAGTACCTTGATGCGGTGATCCCCAATATGTTGGTTTAGTATCTTCTATATGATAATATCCTGCAAAATCTCCCAAAGTTACTCCCGGAGGTGAACCCGGTGGAGTATATTGAAAAGTAGGGTTTGAATCACAATCTACAGGTAAAGCTGAATCATAAGCCGTCTGTCCGGGTTTATATCTTGCCCAAGCGTTAACTTTACCTTTTTCTCCTCCTGCAACGAACGATCCATCAAGATTACCAAGAGCATGTAACATACTGCTATCTCCTACAACAACTTGACGTAGATGACTTAAACCTAAATTTCTACATTCCATAATTGTAGTACCTAATGTAATATCATCAGATTTTGGAAAAGAACTATATTGTTTAAGATCAGCTGGAGACCAAACTGTTGAACCATTACGCACCTTACTTGGAGTTACAGATGTTTCTAATACACTACCAGTTCCTATTAAAACTAAACTATCCCATGAGTTAATGATAATAGTTCCAGAATAAGATGTACCTTCAAGATCAGTCATTGTTGAAGATAACAGATAAGCTTTTGGATTTGAAGTTTCGTTATAAACAAAGTGTAAGTATGTATTACTATTTATCTCAGTTATATTAGCTTCATATAATCCTACATTGTCTAAGTAAGTTGCAACAGGATCATCGCAAGCAACTATTCTAAGAGTTGCTGAAGAACTTATATCTGCAGGATTCTTTAACAATACATCTTTTTGTGTATTAGTATTACCTACAGTAAAAAATCTTTGTATTTCTAATCCAGTTCCTGTTGAATTCAATCTGAACGATAATGTTTTTTCAGCAATAGCACTTTTACCAAGAACTCTTAAAATATAGTTTTTGCTACTATCTATCACACCACCTGATATAGGAGTAGTTACAGCATTAGCATTACTCCACCACCACCAATAGAACTTATTTTGAGTTGAAGTCATTCTCAATGCTCCACCATCTCCTATTCCAGTTACGTCCCAAGCTACTGTTAAATCTACAGAAGACGCTGTCCATCCACTAATATTAGAATTGAATGTTCCATTTGTTAGTAAGTTTGAACCAATAGAATTTAAAGTATATGTTGGTTCTGGCTCAACAACTACTGAATTAACATCATGACCGAATTCAGTTGTCCATCTTGCAATACTATAAGGAGCGTTTGATTGATAAGAATCGTGTATTATATATACAGCACAATCGTTATCTGTATAATAATAATTATTATCTATAGTTCCAAAGTGAGCAACCTCTGCATAAACGCTGCCGCCGTACATTTCGCCAGCACTATTTTCATAATCTATAAGGTCTGGCAAATCTTTATTTGCTATGGTTGATACAAACTTATTGTTTTGTATATCCATTCCGTTTATGAAAATACCCGTACCATCCCAGAACCCAGCATTACCAAATTTCCATAACCCAATAAACTGTTTACA